AGTCGTTTGAACTTTAATCGTTGCACCGGCGGCCTGTACTTCCAATGGAGTAGATGGAGTAAATGTTCCACCGATACCAACAAAACCAGGAATATTTACAACACCAGAACCAGCAACATCTATCGTAAAACGATCATTAGTTCCAAGAACTGTAGATTCTGAAATTTTAAACTTATCCCCATCAGAATTATCAACACCAATTGAAAAATTAGTACTTCCAGATATAGTCAGCCCAATTGAAGCATCCCCGGCACTAGCACCACCAGTAGCAACATAAATCCTACTAGCAGATGCCGAATTGGTATTATCCGAATTAAAAACTTGAACCAAAACATTCGCCCCTATAGCTGCCTTATTAATATCTAAATCGTTAACTGGAGTAAACAAACTTCCAAGTCCAAGTTTACCTGGAATATTTACATTACCGCCAATAAAAATAATCAGACGATCATTAGTCCCAAGAACCGTAGATTCTGAAATTTTGTATTTATCCGCATCAGAATTATCTACCCCTAATGCCCAATTAGTAGCACCGTTAACAACAAATCTAATATACGGATCTCCAGCAGATGCTCCTCCGGTACGAATAATTTCAATTGCATCAGAAGAAGCTGTATTAGATAAATTTTCTATTGTAAAACTAACTTCACCACCAGATACCGTACTCTGATTAATAATACCAGTAGAATTAATCGTTGCAGTAACAACCGTTCCTACTTGAAATTGATGGACACCACCACCTTGCGCTTTATACAAAGCATTCTTCGTAGTAACCGGAGCAATAGTAACAGCCCCATCCGACTCAATACGTACCGCCCCTCCACTACGCTGAATTTCAGTAAGTACAACCGATTCGCCAGCCATAAATTAACCTTCGGAATATTCCATTGTTATATTTCAAGTTGTTGCAATCGTAGCCGTTCTGTACGTTCCATCCGATTTACGTATCCGGATGGTCAGATTGTTTGTAGATTCATTCATCCAAATATTCAGATGCGAGTTGGCTATATCTCCATCGGTTGGCGCAGTAGAACGTTGTTTTATGAATAGCCGCCCAGTACTGGTATCTATAACTAGAGTCGCGGTATTATCTGTTTGCCCACCAAATACCTGCCATAGCCCATCGCTACTGAGCCCAACATACCCAAGACCGCCAACAGTATCTAATAGTATGAATGGCCCTGTCAATGACGATATATGGAACTGAGCCCTGCCAGTAGCATTGGCATTATTAAACCGCGCAATAGTTGAAATACCGGCAACCGAGTGCTCAATATGTAGTGGATTTACTGGCGTAACAATTCCAACCCCTAAATTACCGGTAGTAGTAACAGCAACCCCAACAGCACCTCCCAAAGTACTGGCAGGTTGAATCTTGAAAGCATCGGAATCGGAATCATCTATACCGAGAGACCATGTAGCCCCTGAAGGGATAACAAATTGATGTATTGGATCTCCAGCAACACCAAGATTAGTTATAAGAGTTCCAGTTATAGTATCCCCGACCTTGAGAACTCTTAAATCGACTGTAGCCTTGGTTGCTGCATCGGAAGATCCAGTAGGAGTAGCAAGATTAGTTATTCTGAAAGCACCTACATTCCAATCTGCTGTAAGCGGTATCGTCCCATCCTTACGAAGATGCCCGAGATTAGACACCCCCCAATCACCAATTTCAAAGGTAACCCCAGACGCTCTGCCTTTCAGCTTTGCCGTCACCGTCGTATTTGGCCAAATCATTCCATCTTCGAGAATAGATGTAGGATCGGAACTACCGATAAAATTAGTTTGAAGTGCATCGAACGCATCATTTATTGGCGTCAATGAATCGGAAAGAGTAGTACCAACCACTATGGGGGGACTAAAGACTTGGCTCATAATTAACCTTTGGAATATTCCAATGGAATATTTTCATTTGTAATACTCCTAGAAACCCGAAGCAACATAATCAATCGTCCTGGTTCCAGAAGTCAATAATACATCTGATGAGTTCCTAAATTCAATCACAAAATTAGTTAATGTCTTAGAAGTAATCTTGAAACGCTCTCCATTACCGAGATCCTGGCAAGTTATTGTCAAAGAGTAATTTGGAATTCCTCCAGAATCATTATGAAAGACCGCCGAAGTATTAAATGAAACAGTAGCTGGATTAGCAGTTGCCATATTCAAAGCAACATTCTTCTTCGAATCGAATATTTCAATGGCATCCAAATTCATTTTAAAATCAGTAATCTTACCGGAAAAAGATATGTCCTTCGTACTAAGCAGTAACTTGAATTGCGCGTATCTAAAAGTAAGTTCCTCAAACACAAAATTATTATAAGCAACAGCCGAAAGATCGGCTGTATTACCGTAACGAGCTTGAATAATAGCAAAAAAGTTAAATTGCCCAATTGTACCCTCCCATGTCCTATTTTTCGCCGTATCCGAATCCCATGTAAAAGTAGCATTAGCCCAAGTTAGAGAAGTATCTATTTGTTGGGATTGCATAAACACGGCTACTCTCGAACGGGCTAAAACACCTTGATCAATTACCGCCGTTTCGTAAATACCGTTTTGCTGCCCTGAATCAAGCTTAAGCTCTCCAGTAACAACAGAGACATTAGTTTTGGTTCCCGGCCATCCAAGCGCATCTTCATCCCTCGAAACAAAAGATTCGATGCCAAATCCAGGTTCCACGGATACTGTAACGATAGCTTCCGTTACGGAATAATTACCGGAAGTATCCTTGGCTTTAATTAAAAATTTCTGCGATACCGAAGCAGTTGGATCGGCAAAGAAAAGCGTTGTTTGATAACGAGTCGAAAAAATATTTGTTGCAACAATAACCGCACTCTGCCAGTTCGATCCTGTTCTTATTTCATACCCAAATAAATCCTCATCTGGAACACCATCCCAAGTAAAAGTTAAAACATCCAGATGACGGGTAACTCTGAAAGTAGACACGTTGGCTGGATTAGTTAGCTTGCCGGTAATACTCATAAAAATATTTGCTACACTTGCCGGTAATCGTCTAGCCCCAAAAATTGAAACGGGCGTCACCGCAACATAAACAATCATACCAGGAAAAAACGGTCCAGAAATAAACGCATTACCACCTTTAACTTGAGTTACAGCAGGTATCGCCGACCAGTTTATTACAGTGCTATTATTGACCTTCAGCCCAACCCAAACATCAGAATAGGCAAAAACCGAACTCACTGGAACTTCGAAAAATACATCTATTCCACTAACAATAGTTCCATCAATTTGAGTAACCAAAACTTCATTGGCAGTTAAGTTTGTTACATCCGCTGGAAATTCTTTTGGAGTAAACCCAGGTTTAGAGACAAATGGATCAAGGGTAGTGATCGTATCCAAATACACATTAGGATCGTATTGCAACCCAAAAATCTTTACCGTCAAATCATTCTGCAACTGCATATCCACAACTTTGAATTGCTTAACAATATTCGCCGTTTCACCGATTGAATAAGGTGTGTATTTATCAAAAGCAGAAGACGCTGTGGTAGACAAGGTTATCTCGCCATACGTCCCAGGGGAATTCACCGTAAAAAATTCCTCAAACGTTCCATCCTTACGGAACAACCTGATTTTATATGTCTTACCAGAATCTAGTGTAACTACATGATCTAAGATAATAATTGTTGTAGTTGAGCTAGAAACTAATCCAGTCGAATGCCCCCAAAAAACCGATTCAGAAGCATACTCAACAACATCATTCGGTTCGCACCTGATCGCTCCAACATCAGCTTCCCAAGTAGCATAACGAACCAAAAGTTTATTAAAATTAACTTTATAGGTGCCTAAACGTAAAGCCTGTCCACGTCTTGTAACCCCAATAAGTTCCGTGGATTCTTTTACGTATTTCCCTGTTTCTGTAACACTTTCATCGAGAGCTACAGCAATATCTTCAATATAATTATCTGCTTCATTAAGATAGGTGCTCTCTACATAATTAATTTTTCTTGCAGGATCAGCATACCCACAAACAAAATTCTTGGAATTACCAGCATTAAAAAGCATTATCGGAGATCCAGCTTGATCCGGTTTAACCCGGTATTTTCCTCCCGCCCTGAAAATAGAAATAGGTACCGTTTGGGCAACAGCAAACGCCCATTCATAAGCTTCCTTAACATTGTCGATAACCCCATTCCAAGTTGCCCGTACATGAGTCCCACCAGCACCATTAGAAACTGAAGTGTCACAATAATCTTCCGTGTCGATAAAAGACTGAATGAAAAGATCATTAACCGAAATAATATCTCCTAAACCAGAACGAGCATTAGAAAGTAAATAAAAAATAACCCATGCCGGATTATTGGTATATTTAAGTGCATAGACAAAATCATCCGAAGAAGCGGCATAAGCCCCATTACCCGTAGTACCAACTAATTCAAATGTAGTCGAAGTCACATTGGCAATAACCCAAGTTCCATTTGCCGCTGTATTTCCAAGAACACCTAAAACAGTAGCGCTATCACCATTAATAAACCCATGTGCTTTTGAAGTGGTAATTACAATAGGTGCGGCATTCGTAGCATTAGTAATATCGCGATAAACTCTAAGCCTTTGCGACTCGGTAATAACATTTACCTCGGGAGGACCGCCATGTATCTGTTCCGTCGGTATAAATGACAAAGCCAATAAAGCTTTATTTGGATAAGCAAATCCACGATTAATATTTTCAGTAATTTCAGTAAGCTTGATTTTAGCTATCGGGCCATAAAGTTCATTCCCAATCAAAGAAAGCAACACAAGATAATACAATTCCACAATTTGAGGATTTGTTGCATTATAGGCACCCAAAATAGATGCTGTTGCAGTAAAAAAAGAAGTCTTAACTTCATCTGGAGTTGGAATAGGTTTTAGATCATCATCTTCTGCCACTACTAGCCCATATAATTTTTGTTTAATTAAATAATTAACAACATAAGAATCTGCCTCAGCTAAGGTGAGCGGCGCATATTGCCTTTCTACACGAACACGAACATCAATTTTCCGTGAATTTAAATTTTCGATTCTATGTGGAACTAATTTCTCTACTCTTATAGGCCCATAAGCAAGATGAATAGTTTCTGTATTCGCCCAAGTTGTTGTTCCAGAAACACGCCAGTCTATCGTCAAATATAATCCAGCACCAACTGGATGTGTATGATTAAAAAGATTATATAAATACTCAATCGAAAATACTAAATCAATCGAATCAACTTCAAATGTTCCATTATAAATTACTTCGCTGGACGGAAGCGTATTAAGATTGATTGTCGCCATTTTGAATTGAAAACGATAACCAAAATTAATATGCGAAAAACCTGAAAAATCATAATCCATCAAAAGACTTGAAGTAGGAGTTATCAAAAGAGCGGTTTCATTGAAATTTGGAATAATTGATTGATGCTTCCTACCAAAACGAATAGATACTTTGATTCCCTGTAACAAACTAGCTTGATTATTATTAATAAATAATTGGTCGCTAAAACTAGAAATATCTAATTCATCAGGATCGGTATAGCCGTCATTATAAATACCGGCTATCGAGTTCCATCCTTCTTCCCCCCCTTCCCCCAAACCAATCAACATGAAAAGCTTATCATCTTGAGTCTGGTCAGGAAGAATTTTTCTCTCAACTCTATTTTGAAGAAGGTGCCCACTAATTTTTATTTTACCAAAAACAAGATTTATCGGTGTCCCATTTTTTGTGGTCATCTGCGGAGTATCAAAACCATACTGCGAAGATTCCAAACGATCTGGACGAATCTTTTTCGGTTTACCGACAATCGCACTGATAGCTAATTGAAGAACTAAACCAACAGCAATTGAAATTAGAATTGGAGTGACCACCGGATCTTTTGGTACAACCCGGAAAGAAATTTTATCCCCATCCTTGAGATAAATCTCTTTCAACTGCTTATCATCTAATTCAATCCCATTCCTGACAACCTGCACCACAACATCCGATTCTCGAATATGCTCTGGAATCAAATCATAAATTGTCTTGGATTCCAACCCACTATAAGGAATAAGAATAGTTTCTTCACTTTTTAATGGATTGTATTTCTCGATAAGCGTTATCACGCTACCAATTCTACATCACGGCAACGATAGACACCAGCAACAATATTTTTTATGGCATAATAATAAAGTAAATGCGTTCCGACAATCTGATCGACATTCAAAATAAATTTATTATCCAAATAAATTGCCGCATGATTTGGAACTTTCGATTCACGGACGCAAACTAAAAGCACATCCCCACATTGTGGAGATTCCACCTGAAAAAAATTAGTCGTTGCATATTGCGTCATGTAATCGTGACTACTCCACCAATCAGGATCGTAATGAACTGGATCGGCTATTTTCAACCCAATAAGATCAAAAAATGTAATCACCAAACCAAAACAATCTAATCCTTTCAAATCCCGCCCATAATACTTGTATGGCACGCCAATAAGTGACTTAGCAATAGAATTCAAATAAACTGCAGTTATCTTCATATATTCCAATGGCATATTCCAAAAGTTAAAACTTATACCAATCAAAAAGAAAACGGTCCGTGGAGGATGCCAACGGCAGCTCCAAGACGATTAATATTATCATGAAGAACACAATCGCCTGGTGTTCTAAGGCAAGTTAATTTTCCACCAGAAAGCAATCTCCAATAATCGAATCTAGCTTGCAAAGCAGTAGAACGGGCAGCAGAATATGTTTCTGCCGTTAACCCAGCCCTTAACTGCACTCCATTCAAATCATTTCTAGTAACCGAAGCAATGGCAGCGCCGTAAACAACATTTTCATTAGCTCTAACAAATAATTCAAACAAACCGGCAGTCTTTTTAATTTTAAAAATAGATTCAGTCCTGGCCACATCATAAATCGATGCATACGAATTATCATCCATCGAAAGCAATTGAACCCTGTCAACTCCGGAAAAACGTCTTCTACCAGCTAACACCCAATCTTGAGTAGTATCCGAATCGGTACAAAAAAGCATTGCCAAGGTTTCATTGTCCTCATCCCCAGATGAATTAAACTTAACTTCCACTTCAAAATTAGTAAAATCTGCTGAAGGAAAAAGACGATAAAGAAAAGGACCGGTACGCGTTGAAACATTCCATTGTGTATTGACCGTAGCCTCGACTTTTATTAATAACTCATCTAAATAATCGTTATCAATACTCATCAAGCTGGCATTGGAAGCATTCATAATCTTCCAACCATGAATAACGTCTTTCCCATTAGCCTTGGAAGTATTAATTCTTACCTTCGATATCCCTTTAAACTCATCCCTACCATAATCGCAAAATCCAATCGACTTATACACCCATTCACAGCGCGAATCCTGCCATCGATTTTTAGGTAATTTAACCTCAAAAAGATTCGCCTGCCCAACTTCAAAATTTACCGAGGCCGAAGTATCGTTAATCTCAGCTGAAATAATCTGATAGACTTCATCAAAAGCATAAATTACCGTCGCATCCTGCTTCAAAAATACCCAAGTTATCTTCAGAGAATTACCAAGAATCTTTCCAGATTCAAGATACAGCGCTATAGCTTTATCTATATTCGCCACGGTAATAACAAAAGAAATTTGTTCTGGTTTGGAAGTTTGAGGAATCGCATCATGGACGATAGGAAACGGTCGATAATTTTTAGTGGCATAGGTTATTTGTTTTGGATAATCAGTAAGATATTCGTTAGAAGCATCACCGAACGCTGTATTAGCATTAATTTGAACTTCATAGAGATGCGCCCATGTACCTTTCTGATTCATCTCAAACACAGCATCTTTTATGTCAGACGATAAAGTTCTCATAAAACCTCTTCAAACTTCAATTCACCGGAATAAACACCAGCATGATTTTTACTCAACGGTATCGCGTCATCCATCAAATGCACCAGCGCTGTTACCGAAGCTGTATTAGTCAATGGCGCAAACGCACCAAGAGCCGTATAACCAGATGTCGGTTCAGTAAATGTTACCCCTGAAACCGTACTTGTCCCCTCAAGATGCCCTATACCAGGAAAATCTTGTCCAACATACAAATTAACCGAAGTTACATAGGCGGGAAATCTAGGAACAGTAATTGAAAATAAATTATTTACTGAAATTGCAATCGAACGCTCGACCGATTGTCTTGTTTCACCGGCCGAAGTAAGCCAAGATATTCCATAATAATACGTCCTGGAACCAAGTGCTCCACCAGCTACTTGAACTGCCGAACCAGGATAATCCGGTGTAGCGATGGGATCTGGAAGAAGATAATTAAATGAACCGGCCGCACCTACTTGATTAATAAAAAAAGACTCAATATATTCCTTTTCAACTTGATTAAGAGATTGCCAGCGAAGAACGAATATACGTTTAGCAAAAGGCCATCTAGCTCTAGTTTGAACATACCCCAAATCGAATGGTGTTTGGAGCGTATTCCAATTAAGCACATAATCGAAAGCATACTCAGGAATAAGCGTAAATATTTCAGCCATATCAACTCAAATTAAAAGCTTGTCGAACTTCAGTATCCTCGCCTTTAGCCGCAGAAATCATAATTTTCTTTATAGTATCTTTTTCTTTTTTAAACCAAGATTGTACCGATTGCGAATCAATGGCTTGAATATTAAAAGTCACATTAACCGCTTTACCGCCACCAGATAATTGCACTGGTATTTTACCACCACGAAGCGGTATTATTGCTTCCGGACCTGCTTCACCTAAAATTCTTTGTTGACGACCAAAAAATACCCCGCCATGTTGAGAAATAGGCGGGTCATGAACTACAGGAGATGTAGGTGTAGATGGTGTAAACCAACCACCTATAGCTTTACCTAAAGCACTTGAAGCAATCGTTGTTAATAATCCAGTAACAAGTTTTTGTGCTGCAAATTTAGCCAAAGCGCTCTGAATATCACCTAGAAAACTTACTACCACATCTTTAAGATCCTTAAGCTTGCCCTGCATTATTTTAAGAAAAGTATCGCCTAGATTATTTTCAAACGCATCTAACAATCCTTTGGCTAAGGTTGCCCCCATCTCCCTTCCCTTACGCTTCGCAAAACTATCAAAAACTTTTTCTAATTCATCGGCATTTACAATAGCCGCAGCAATACCGTTATCTTTTCCAGAAAAAATAGCTTTGATCTTCTTGGCAACATTAATAAGGGCAATCGTTAAATTTTTCGTTAACTTTTCCTCAAAAGAACCACCAAACAAATCTTCAATCCCAAAACTTAACGCGTTAATAAAAGAAAGAAAAGAAATTTTAACCGATTCAGCATTACGTTCAGCATTCCTACTCATCTCATTAAAATCCATTTCAGCTAAATGAATCGCCCTCCGAATATTCTCAAGTGCCGATTTAACCGCTTCTTCACTACTATCCTGCATCTGCGCAAATGTTGCCGATGCTTTGTTACGAACCTTATCCATGATTTCACCGAAAGAACGGTCAAACTTGGTAGGTTGCATCTGATTCCAAAATTCTTTGATACCCGAAGCAATAGCTTCAAAAGAATTGTTAAAACTTTCAGCTTTAGGTATTGCTTTAACAACTAGCGCAATACCCTCAAGAACATTTAAAACAAGCGATTGAATCAATATTCTAAACCCTTTAATCGATAAATTCATACTTGCAAAAGTAGCCGCAAAAGCTGTCCCTATAATCCTGGCTGCATCGACACCGGCAATCCCTGCACTAACAATACCTCTAGACATATCCTCTATAAGTTTTTTATTATCAAGTAAACCATTCGCTAATTGAAGTAAAAATTCTTCGAATGCAGAAACTACTTGCTGAATAACCGGTAAAAGTTCTTGTGATAAAGATATCCTGAACGCCTGCCAACGTTCGTTAAATCCTAAAAACGCACGTTGCGCTTGCGCACTACCATCCATCATCGCCTTGAAAAAATTAAGAATCGGACGTACCGCAAAAACCGTAATAAGTAAGAAAAAAGTAGTTCTTAACCGCGCTATAGCCCTGACGACTCTACCAATATTATTAACAAACTGATTTAGCGGTCTATCAACTTCACCAAATGATTCCCTGAACTTGAATACCGAAGCCGATGTATCTCTGATAGCTTTCCCACCAAATTGCACTTGTTTAAGCCAATTAAAAATACCTTGAGAAGCACGATTAGCTTTGATATCAGAAGCAACAATAGCCGATTGAAATGTTCTAAATGAATTAGTAATTTTGGCAAGAGCTCCAGATACCAAATCTCTAAGAACAGCTTGTATTTCAAATTTTTCAGCCATTTTTACTCTCTTTTTTGTTAGCCATCTTTGCCTTCCTCTTGCTCCAAGATCACTTGCTCAATAATGGCTATAGCCGCCAAAAAAGTAGCACTCTGGTCAAGAATACCCCCTTGAACAGGCAATGCATTGAACTTCTTGCACAAGGAATACATCATGAGAATCTCTCTAGTGTCATCGGTAACAAATTTACCAGGGCATTCATAAAGCTTGATATCCCCATATTCCAAAATAGGCACGGGTAAAGGTTCATCACAGCCTTTTAATCTTCTTTGTTCTTTTGACCATTTGGGGCATTTATCACATTGAACCTTGTAATACCCACCGTAGACAAACGCCCCAACGATCAGTTTTTTCTTTCTTCCCCACTGATTATGTTAAACTCCAAAATCGCTTTTGAAAGTTCGGTTATTTGTGGGAGCGTTAAACAATCCCAATTATCAGTAAGAGAATTTTCTTTAAACAAAATATTCTCCCCATCCTGGTCCCTTAAATTTTCCCAACCGGTAACACAAGAATTGAGCAACACATAAACCTTATCAAAATCCAAAGACTCTGGAGCATATCCAGAAATTAATTCCTTATATTGACTTGCTCTTACCGGTTTGATAAGAAAAACCGTTTGATCTTTTTTGGCAAGTTTCCTATCGCTTTCAAGGATATACCTGAAACATTTGTTGGGATTGATCCCCACGGCCATGGCTATTTCTCCTATTTAACTTTTGGAATATTCCAATGGAATATTTTACGTCAAAGACAATTGAATATCATCATCAGCAGTCGAAGCATCCGATTCATTCATCGGAGCATTGAACGCAAAAGTAAGTGTATCAGCACGGATAGAATCTCGATCTCCCTCAGATACATCAGTTACTTGCGCTAGAGCAGAAGGAGAACTGAAAGCTAATCTATTACCGGCTATACCTCCGACTGTAACCGCAAAAGCACCCACAGTACCGGCAATCAATCTCCCTACAGATCCAATTGTCCACTCCGCGAGTAATGGCGTCTCAGGATCTACCGTGGCAGTCGATTTCCTATCGGTAATGAGAACCGATCTAAGCCCAGTAGAAGCATTTGCATCGAATCTAGGTGATAATACATTACCAAGATCGAAATTCCACGTCCTCAAAAGAATAACCGAAGCACTAAGGCCATGCCATGCAGCCGAAGCTGATTCAAAAATAGGTGGTTGTTGATTATCGAACCCAGTGGAGAGAACCGGGTAAGCTGCATCGGCCTCACCGTTGTAAATACCCATAAACTCCCAGTCAATATAAGCCAAAGAACCGGCTTCTCCGGTTATTCTGAATGTACCACGACAATCTCTAGCAGACCGAACCAGACCATCCTCATGCACCTCAATCGAGAGCACCGTATTACCATTAGCACCGGTATTATCGTAAGCCAAGGATGATGGTACCGTCGGATTGTAAGTATTGGACACGGAAGCAACCGTCGTCGTCTTGAACCCACAAGCCTTAATAAATCTCGACCATTTAGGCTCAGTACCAGCGGCACCGGAGCCCATTATCTCGGTCCTGAAAGTAATCCTAGCTAATTTATTAGTATTCGCAGCCGGTCCCTTGGCAGCAAACGATTGACCAATAAAATCTCTGACAATAATTGTTGGTTCGGCCTTGAAAACCACATCTTGCACCAGAAACAAGGTATCCGTGGCATCAGCAGGATTAGTAAATGTTCCTTCAGCGGCCTGAAAAGCAGCGGCAATAACAGTACGTTTCTTTAAGCGGGGCAAGTTAGACTCCTTTTATAATAAATCGGGGAAACCGATTCGATAGCGAAAATGGATATCCACTCCAATATTTAATCCGCCATACGGCATTGTTTCAGAAGAAAGAATAGTTTCATTCGATATTAATTCGGTGTAATAAGCATTTCCGCCCCTGGTAATATCAAGCTTCAAGGCTTTTTCAATCATCGCCAAAGCCGACATCAATTGCTCAAATAAATCGTGATGCTCGAACGCCAGATACTGAAGCACAAGA